AAGGGTGACGCTTGCTACCAACGGGACGCAAGAAGGGGAAAGTCAATGCTCAAATGTTCTGTTCGTCTGTCATAATTCGTGTAATTTCGTTAAGTGAAGAGGGAAGAATTAGAGGTCTTTCACCTTGTCGTAGCCGATGCCGATGTCTATCTGGCAGCATCGGAGTATGTGCTGGAACAGGTGCAAGTAGTCGGCAAAGCCCTCGAAGTATTGGAAATTGTCGGTCTGCTTGCTGTGCCCGTGGCGCACACACACCCACCAGTGGTCGAGTTGCGTGTGGTCAACGCAGATGTCAATGCGCTTCTCGCTGTCCTCGTATATCCACTCGTTAGGCGATACGCTCGAAGCAAATCCGAGAGCCGTCAGCAACTTCTCCGACATCCGCATGGGGGCAATGCCTCGCATGGTGTGCGATTCAAGCCCGTTGCCCTTGCCCTGGTAGATGGTGACGTCCTGCTGCCCGAACGAATAGGTGATGCCGCTCGTGCTGACTATCTCAACGGGCTTTCCCTTGCGTAGTACGATGTCGCCTACCATTAAGTCGTCTGATTTCATTCGTCGCCCTCCTTCTTATAATTAGCAATGAATGTGATAAAAAGCTGTGTACGATTCACCTTAATGCGGTACTCGCTTGCTCCGAGTTGCTCTTTCCAATGATTCAGAACGGCTTCTGTGTACTCAAACTTAGTGCCGCAGACGAGTACGGCAGCTTGTCCCGTTTCCTCGCCCGTCTTCCAATTAACGACTGTGTTAATCGTGTGCTCCTTGATTACTCCCTTGTTGGTTTCATCTTTCATCTTTGCGATGGCTGCTGCCATCTTGTCAATCAATTCTTCTCTTGCCATAGTTCCTTGATAATTTATGAGAAATTCGTGATAATTCGTGTTCAAGATAAATTACTTAGCCTGTCGAGCGGCGAGGGGCGGCCCTCCATGCCGTTTATCTTGCAGTACTCCTCCCAGGTGATGCGGGGTTTCTTACGCTCCTCGGCCTCGCGTTCCTGCCTATCGCGCTCCCACTGACGGCCCCGCTCTGCCGAAAGATCCTGCCAAAAAGCTTTCAGACACATAAGGAACTCCTGCGGGTTAGGACGTGCCGACTGGTATATCTTACCGTAGTCGCCAGCTTTGAAACGCTTCAGAAAACACAGAAACTCCGCCAGCGAGAATTGTCCGTATATCTCGTGTCCGAGTATCAGGTCTGCCGTCTCACGCACCTGCATCTTCGTGGCTGTATCATAGATACCAAGGAAAGCAAAGGTCTCTGCAATGTGGAAACGCAACCAGAAGAGCGTAGCCTGCTTGGAGAAGAAATTGGTCACATCGTGAAAGGTAGGGGCCTTGTCGGCAACGGCATCCTGCAAACCCTTGGCCTCACGGAAGCGACAGAAAACCAAACTCCTGTAGTCCTCGCCGAAGGAAGCAATGGCACGCTCTATCTCCTCACCCTTAGTCAAGAAGGATTCCGGCAAGCTTGTCAAGACGCTGCTGGGCGCTGGTGTTGTGGTTAATGATTTCATCGTTCCATGCTTTTTGGTTCAGATAGGTCAGCGGGTCTTTACGATACTGTTTGTCCGGGGTGCTCCGCACATACGCAGGCGTGGCGGCAATGCAGGCCCGCTGTTCTTTCTTCGGCATCGACAGGAACTTCTTCTGGCATTTCTCACGGCTTCGCTTCTTGTCGTACAGCTCCCACCAGCAGTCAAAGTCCTGCGTTCTCACCTGCATGTCCTCTTCTTCCGTTGTCGGCGATGTCATCGCCGCACCGCCTACAGCCACGCCCGCCTCGAAGAAGTCACGGCACAGCTCTTTCACACCTTTCACCCACCCAGTGGGGGTGTCGCCCTTCACTCTCCACCGGCCTTCAAAGGCCTTCGTAATCTCTTCCTGTGTCATGCGTCTGGACGTTTGCAGCTCATCAGCTTGCGCTCGATGGCTCCGTTGAAACACTCGCAGCGGCGGCAAAAGCCACTCCCTGCATGGACTTCTCGCTCAGTGTTGCTCTGCAGCTTGCAGATGTCACCAATATTCTTAATCATAGCTTAAAAAAGTTTTAGTTGAATTTCATGTACCGTATGCCTGGGTCTTCTCAATCTCCCGCTCGCACACACGCTGCGCCATGGTGTCGTTGGCATCGGGCAGCTCAATACCGTTCATGTGGGCGTAGGCCCGGAAATTGGCAATGGCCGAAGACATCTCGTTAGTGTCCAGGTCGGCCGTAGAACGGTAGTAGGTCACAGGGCGGCCGGCCTTGTCGCTCACGTACACCTCGAAGATGTCACCGCAGGCATAGCGCTTGAAGTATATCTCCTTAGCCTCTATCAGCGTGCACCCATAGCAGTGGGCGAAGTAGGCCAGCAGCAGGTGCAGGTAAGCGTTCTGACGCACGCTCCGGTTAGGCGAGTACTTCTTCAGCTCAACGTCGAAACCCTGCTCCTTCATCCGGCTGATGTAGTCCAGCGCAGCCAGATAGTCTCTTGGGTCATTCAGTCTGTATCGTGCCATAAGCTTATATCACTTCTTTGTAAAGTTCGACGGTTAATCCCTTCTGCGCGACGTAGCACGGCAGCCCGAAGGCACTCGCAACGGCCTTACTGAACTGGTTTACGTCGCTGTGGCGGCTGGAGAGGTGGCAGAGGATGATAGTCTTGGCTTTGGATGCCTGGCAGTCGCGGAGGTAGCGGATGCAGTACTCCAGCGACATGTGGCTCAGCATGATCCTGTCTGCCTGTGCACGGTCCACAGTCCCGTTCCACACGTTACGCTTCAGCAGCTCGTCGCTGTAGTTGGCCTCTATCAGAAAGTGGTCCACCCCGGTGATGACGGCTGGCAGCTTATAGCTGTCGGTAGAAAAGAGCAGCGTACCCATGGACTCATGCCTGACGAGGTAGCCGAAGATAGGCACGTCATGGCAGTTCTCGAAAGCCATCACACGGAAACCGCCGATGCTCACCGTCTTGCCCGGCTGCAGCACCGTGTAAGTGCCGAAGGGGAACACCTTCTTCTCGCGCACATGCTCGTTGCCGAACATCTTCACGCCAAACCGCGCATACTCCACAGCATACCTGGCATGGTCGCCGTGCTCATGGGTCACGCAGCAGCCAACAACGTCATGCAGGCGGAAACCAATGGCACGCTTCACCTCCGACATCCGGCAGCCCGCTTCGAGCAGGAGGATTTCTCCCCCTGCATCTAAAGCGTAGCCGTTGCCGGCTGAACTGGAACCGATAACTATTAGTTTCATGTTTCTTTCATTTTTGTTGTGTCTGCAGCTGCTGTGCCCGCCGTTTTTCCGGCGGGACGCTGCTTCATATTGGCGGTTGCTCTTCGCTGGGCTGCTCTTTCACCTCCTCGGCATCGGCATCCTCCATCATCTTCACAGCGTAAATGGTGGGGCGTGCTGCCTGATTCTCCTCATCGCGAATGGCCTCGGCACTGACCACCTGCGGCTCGTCGTCAGCCAGCGCGTTCATCATTTCAATACTCAGGAAGCCATACTTCGACAGCAGACGGCGAAGCACCGTCTTCGTGGCCATGCTGTTGAAGTCTCCCTTCCAGCCCACCACACCCTGCACGGGGCCGTTCTGGGCCTGCGACTGAGCCATGTCTATGAGGTTGTCAACGGTTGGAGGCGGCACTTCGTGACCAGCCTTGTCGTATTGTTTGCCCTTGAACACTGCGGCATACTTCAGCGCGTAGTTGGCCATCTCCTCAATGGTCATATACAGTGTCTTGCTGAAGCCCATCGTTAGCTCGAAGTGGGCGAAGTAACCCACCACACGCTCCGACTGCTTCTCGCCGCCGAGGTCGATGGCGCCGGTCAGCTTGTCGGTCTTACGGAGCTCACCCTCATACACCAGGTCGGCATTGATGTTCTTGTACTGACCAGTGCGCATGGCCAGCTGTATATAGCCCTTGTAGCCGATGACGAGCGTGGGAGTGGGCACCTTCTGCCGTGTCGCCTTGTCCCAGTTGTTGTACACTACAACATAGCCGTAACCCAGCTGCTTGTTCAGCGGCAGCTTGAGCGATGCAGCCTTGATGGCCTCCTGCACCACCAGCTTCGGATCGCAGGACTGAAGCTGCTTGTCATTGGTGTATACCTCCATCAGACTCGTGGCGAAGGTGCCGGCATTCTCCTTAAGCACCTGCTTCAGCTGCTGCTGAACGTAGTTGCCGTCAAGCAGGCGCTTAAACTGTGTGATACTTTGTTGCGCAGGGGTTAAGGCAGGGCCCTGCGGTGCCAATTGGTTCTGTTCCATAATGCTTTTTATTACTTCGTTTTTTACGCTGCCATTCTACGGCAGTACATCAAAATACTTTTTATATAGTAGTAAGGGCAAGGTCTGTATCGGCCACCTGCAGGCGTATCTGCTGGCCGATGGTGTCAATAATGTTCAGCGTGCTCTCGGAGTTGTCAAGCACTATTGGTGCAGACACGGCGTAGTAGCGGCACAGGGCGTTGATGATGTCAAGCCCGGCATTCAGCCGCGAGGCCTGGTTCAGGCCGTCGTGGTAGGCAGAGCCGTCCACGTAGCACTCGCAGTAAGGCTCCTGGAAGGGGTCGCCGCCGTTGTTCACCGTACGGAACATCTTCCATCTCACCAGGTGGAAGTGCTTGTTCACGCGCTCCTCCAAAAGCACGTTCTGACGGTCTTGATACTGACAGGCCACGTCCTCCTGCTGTTCCAGCTCCGACAGCTGCAGCATCAGGTCATGCTCCTCGGTCTCAATGCCGCGTATCAGCTCCTGCACGCGGTCATACTGCACCTTGGTGGCAAGCACGGCCTCTCGCTCACGCGCCTGTGCCTTCAGCGACGTCACCTGCTCACCGATTTCGGTGAGCGCCTTCATGTCATCCTCGCTGCTCACAGAGACAGCATCCATCTCCTGCTTCGTGACCTCTATGTCGGCCAGCAATGCCTGGTAGTCGTTGTCAGCGACCAGCAGCTCCTCATAACCGGGCTGCTCGCCACGCTCCTTCTCGGCCTTCTGCTTCTCGGCAAAGACTTCGTTTATCTTGTCCTTCACATCCTTCAGAGCCTGCTCCTTCTCGGCCTTCTGCTGCTCATAGCCCTTCGCCGTCTCTTCAGCCTCGGATATCAGCTGTTTGGCCTTAGTGGCACGCTCCGTCAGCTGTTTCTTCAGATCGGCCTTCCTACTATTGAACTGCTCCTCAGCATCGGCCAGCATGTTGGCAGGCAGCTGTTGGCCGCACACAGGACAGACCGCCTCGCCGCTGCCGAAGAAGTCGGCCTGAGTCTCTGGCCAGTGCTGACGGACATAGGCCTGCTCCGTGCGGAACTGCTCCTCGGCAGAGGCCCGGCAACGCGTGGCCAGCGTGTCAAAACTTGGGATGACGGCCTCCAGGTCGCGCTGGGCACTCACAAGCTGGTTAAACTGCTGGCGCAGATCGTTGACACGCGTGTTCAGGGCGTTAATGGTCTGCATGTAACCCTCGCTGATGCTGAGGGACATGGCCTGCTTCTTGGCATACAGCCCGTCGAGCTTGCTGCGCAGCTCTGCCTTGCGCAGGTCCTGGCCGTTGCCGGTCTTGATGGCCACGGCCTTCAACTCACACTCGGCTATCTGCTTCAGCAGTGACTCACGCTCCGTCTCGGCCGACGCCCAGTCCTGAGCCTCCGGCAGGGCCTTGTGCTGTTCCTCTAACCGGACGGGAATCTTGTCAAGCTTCTCTTTCACCTGCTTTATCCTGTACGACAGATGCTTGCGGTAGCTCACTATGTCCTCGTCGCTGCCGGCAAGCTTGCTGACAAGGGCTTTCAGCTCGTCGGTGTCGGCGATGGCCTCCGGCTCAATGTCGCCGACCATCGCTGACAAAAACTCACGCTGCTGCTGCCATTTCAGCGAAGGGAAATACTGAGGGTTGGTGATGGCACGGAACGTGCTCTCGGGGATAAGCCCCGATATAAACGCCTCATAGTCCTTGGCTGTATAGGCCTCGCCGTCCACATAAAACTCCGTGGTGTGGCCCTTCAGAGCCTCGTCAGTGGCGCCACGCTTCTTCACCCACGTCTCTTGCAGCACACGCTTCAGCTGAAGCACACGCTGCCCAGCCTCAGTGCCAGCCGCATCAGCCACTATGCACAGCTCCATCTCCACGCTGTGCTCCAGGTGTGGTATAGTACGACCACTCTCGTCATGGGTCTTCAGGTCAAACGACGACTGACCGGCACTGTTCTTGCCGAACAGACACCACAGGATGGCATCTGCTATAGTCGTCTTGCCCGAACCATTGCGGCCGGCAAACGTGCTCACAAGGCCATCAAACTGGAAAGATGCCTCGCGGAAGCACTTAAAATTACGCAACGTAATGTTTCTGATACTGATGTTCATGGCTGTTCGTTGGTTTTAATGATGTTCTTAACTGCTTTAAAAGTCCTGTCGAAATCTTCTTTCGGACATACACAGACAGTGTCGCCGAAGAGGGCCAGCTTCACGCAGTCGCACTTCATTTGTTCGTAGAGACAGAAGTCACATGTCCTGAAATGCGACACGTCCAGGAGGACATATCGGTGCAGCCGTTCCAACAGTGTGGGGGGCTGCTCGTCATGCTTGTTGGCGGGCTTCCGCCAGATGTGGTTGAGTAGACTCATGTTCGTTGGTGGTTTGGTTAATATTTGGGTTGATTAGAAATCTCAATGACGTAGGGCTTGCCGATGAGGCTGGGGCGCTGCTCCTCCACAAAGCGCCGAAGGTCACACATGTCGTAGACCTCAACAATCTTGCCGTCCACTATCCGCGGGAAACCGCGTTTGTAGTAGCGCAGCTGACACTGCCAACGCTCGTTGAGCATGATGTCAAGAAGGAGTCTCTGTTTCATTTTATCTGATGTTCAAATTTAGCGGTCTCTTCCATGTAGTGCTTGGCGAGTAGCGCGAGCTCAAAGTTCGAAATCTTCGTGCTGATGTGCTTCTGCGCTTCCAGCAGCTCCACCTTCTGCTCGCCAATCTTCTCCACAAGACCCTTCCTGTAGTCCTGCATGTTCCCCTCCATGAACCGGTTGCAGTGACGGCACTGGGCATGGCAGTTCTGCTCCGAGAAACGCAGGCTCATGTGCTGCCTGTTCACATAGTGGCCGTTATCGGCCATGCCTATCGGCAGAATCCTGCCGCAGCTGATACAGCGGAAATACCTCGCGTTGTATTGCTGGCTGTCGCGTGTGCGGATGAACAGCGAGAAGGCAGCATCGGCCCGCCGCATCAGCGTCGACCGGCTCGCACCCTTCGCAGCCGCCGTTATCGGCGACCTCCGCACCAGCGGCTTAGTGGTCTTCAGAGGTTTGTTTCTTTTCATTCTCTTTCTGTATGAAATAGGTTCGTAACTTAATATTGATGATATGCACACGGCGCATGATGTCCTCCACTTGGTGGACGCTGGCATGCTGAAGGATACTCAGCAGCCTGTCGTAGAGCTCATCGCGTCGCCGTTCAAGACGCCTTCGGGTCGGGAGTGGTATCATGTCTCACGTTTTTTTAAATGAAAACCTGCGGGCCTCACGGATGGCAGGCTGTACTATAAAACTCTTTATGATGATTGTCTGTCGGGGTGAACAGCCCACGCCTGGGCCTCCCGTCATTAGAACACAAGTTATTAAAATTTATAGCATACATATTCTCAGTTTCTCAGATAGTCGTCAACGAGGGTGCTCTCAAGGAAGTACACCCGGCACTGCGGGGCGGAGCCAGCCTTGCGGTGGGTCAGACGGTCCTTAAGCTGATAGATTCGACCTACACTCAGACTCAGCTTCGCTGCAGCTTCCTTCGGCGTCAGCCATACGGCGCCATTACTGTCCGTCACCATTGTATATGCCCTCCGTGGATAAAGCTGTTTGCCACTGCGGCTGCTATCAGCGACAGAGCCGCCATCGTACACACAAACCAGTCGTTGTCGTACCATTTTCTCATTTCTTTCTCTTTCATAGCTGTTCTATTAGTGGTAAGATATTGTTCTTCTTCAGCTCCTCGTAAAGGAATATACGTCCTTTCTGCGTCCATTCCGAGTGGAACTTGATGCTCTTGTTCCCGTTGGCGTGCGTAATCTCTACCGGCTTCGAGTGCATGTATCCCTGTGCGAGGTATGGTGCGTACAGAATCCACTGGTCGCCAACCTTATGCTGGATGCCCTTCTCATGCAGTATCTTGTTCAGGGCCTTCGCGCTCATGCCGTAGTCAAGCGCTATCTGTGTCGTCAGCACGGTGCTCTGGTTGTTCAGGATCATGTCGTAGTAGCTCACCTTCGGCTGCATCGACGCTATCTCCTCGCTCAGCGCATACACCTGCTGCTCCGCGGCGTCGGCACGCTTCTGCTCAATCTGGCGGGCCTCATACTGCTCAGCCCAGGCACGCGCGGCTGCGGCAGGGTCGGCAAAGTCGGGCAGGGCGGTCATGGTGGTGCGCTGCTTCTTCTCCAGCTCCTCCCAACGCAGCACCAGCTTCGCACGAGCCTCGTCGTTGAACTTCGTGGCTATGTACAAACACTCAGTCTTGGTGAGCTCGAAGCAAGGTCTCATCTCGCCCTTAGCGTCTTTGTACTCAACGCGGGAAAATTTTCCCCCGTTGACTTTTTCCCATGCAGGCTCCATGTTTCTGATGGCTTTCAGCACATCATTATGGGGCTTGCCCGTCAGCCTGGCAATCTCCAGGCTGCTCATCGTCTTTTGGCTCTCGCCGAACTGAATAACACTGCTCATAGCTCTTTTTTTTTCTTGTTTGTCGGTGGTATTGCTGCCATCCATTCTTCTTCGCATTCAAGGCGATGTCATCGCCGCCTACAAGTTCAGCACCCTACTGTCACCCTCGCGCAGAGGGTGAATCAGGATAACGCCCTTGTCGAAGAATTTTTGATGCTCGTAGTCCACCACGCCCTCCGGCATCCCCCTACGCTTCAGCTGAAGGATAAGTGTGGCTACGGTGTACATCTTTGCACCATCGCACACAAAAGGCTCAATGGAGCCTGGCTTAATCTTTCTGATGTCTTCGGTTGTTACGTTCATACTCTATTACTTTATTAATTAACTTAGAAAATATTCGCAAAAAGTTTGGCCAGCTCGGATTTTTTTCCTATCTTTGCGGTGTCAAACGTATTAGACGAGGGCCAAAACCCTTGCCAGCCTAACTTATGTGCCTTTGTTTATTGACTAACTGGGTGCAAAGGTAGGAAATTTCTTAATAACAACCAAGAATTTCTTCGGAAATTTCTTATGTTTAACTTTTGTTTACAGTTCGCTTATGGTGACGATTGAAAGGTTTAAGGAGTATTTAGATGCTAAAGGTATTGCCAATGCCAGGGCGGAGAAGGATTGTGGTTTCTCTAACGGTCTTATAGGTAATGCCTACAAGACAAAGACTGCAATGGGTAGCGATAAATTAGAAAAAATCCTAAGTGTTTATTCTGACTTATCTGCTGAATGGTTGCTCCGTGGCACTGGCACCATGATTAAAGGTGAAAGTAAAGCTGTAGAGTTAGAAAACTACATAGACAAAATGGGGCAAACCAAGGAACAACGCGACAAGGCTTACGACATCATTCTTTCTATGTTAGATTTTGTAAGTAAAACGTATGATTTTTATAAAAAGAAGTAAATTATGCAACTTAAGAAAATGAATTTTTGGAAATGGTACGCCGTCATAGTTCTGATCGTTGTAATCATCTTTGGTTGGTTGTATTTGAAAGAGAATCGTTATTTTATGTGGGGTACCAACGGCTACATGTTTGACACATGGGACGGGAAAATTAAGGAACCGTCGCAATTTATAGGCGATAATCTGGCACCATAAGAGCCAACGTTGATAACTTGAACGATTTAGGCGAAAGAGTTTCACATATCAAGGATTCTAAAATAATGAACCAATAGTAACAGTTATGAAACAAAACATCCCTTCCATAGAACAAGCCCTGCAGCTTGCCGACGACATGTTTGCCCATCCCGAGAAGTACGGCCTGACGAGAGAGTTCATCCACCAGTGGTATCTCGACAACTTCGGTGCAGTAAGCGGTATAATCGAAAGTATACCCGAAAACTTAAGAGACGGATTAGCAGATGCCTCCATCTGTGCTTTCCGGGCTCATCAGCATAGTAAGGAGACATCTTTGCCGCACGACAATACAGCTCAGCCCACTTCGTTGGGTTCTCCTGCCTGATACGGTCCATACACTCGTTAAAGAGTTTATAGTTCTCGTTAAGCCATGATTCTATTTTCTTCTGATTATCCTTCATGTTTTTGATAATAATATGAAACTAAAAACTTTCGTTTTTTTTATTCAACAAGAGGTTATACGAACCATTATACGAGTTTATCAGCGATTCAAGGGTCTTGATAGGCTGCCCTTTTTTGGTAAGCCAATTCATTGCCTGGTAGTGCTCGAACAATTCAGAGGCGGCAAATTTGAATCCCATCCTGTCTATTTGTTCTTGGATCATCTCCAATGTAGGTATTCCTACTTCAATTCCTTTATACTTCATAATACATTAATATATATAAATTGAAAATGCTACGGAAAGTTGGGAGGAAGAGGGCGAGAGTCCCCCCTTACCCGTGAGGGGAAGAATCTCGCTGGCTCCATGCTGACGGTTGAGTCGGTGTGGATGGAGAGCGGCCTGGCAGCCTCCTACGCTGCATCGGCTATCGGGTATTTCGGAGTAGGTTCCGCTTACGTGGCATCCCGAATCAGTCCTGCCATTGCCCGTCGTTCCTCCTTGGCTTACGTCCGTGGCCGGAGTGTATCGAGCCGTCTCTACCACGGAAGGGTGAAAAAAACACCCCCGCCAGATAGTGATAGTAACTGACGGGGGAGTGGCGGTCTGAAAGAGACACGCTATAGAAAGCACTTTATTTTCACCTTACAACTATCACTTGTCGAGTGCAAAGTTACGAAACATTCCGTTACCTTCAAAATCCACTTAAGTTTAATTAACCCACCAAAAAGTATGACGTAAAAACCCTGTAAAGAAAACAGCCAAAATGAGGGTGTTACACATCTGTTACACCCTGGTTCTCTACCCCTTCCGAAACTGCTCACACCGTCCTAACACTCAACTTCTTACGACTCAGGGTACACAATCCCGCCGGAGTCACAAGGTAAGAGGAGTAAAGAGTGAAACAAAAAAACTCTGAAACTCCTCTTTTTATAGTAGAAAATTCTTTATCATCCTGTCGGTTAGTGAGTTAGTTCCGTCTAATGGGGTTCCATTGGATACCTAACTGCTTTATATGTCTTTGATAATCTCCAAAGGTCATCTTACATCATTAGCAGTTTTGGTGTTACAACTGGTGTTACACCTTCGATGTCAACAAAAATCAAGTGTAACACCAATTGGTTAAAAAGTTTAAAAGAAAGTATTATTAACACTAATTTAACATGGGTGTACCAAATTTAACATTCGTCTATGACAGAAGGAAACAGGCGAGTAAGTCAAGGACCGCGACGGTCGAGTTAAGAATCAGCCAGGGAAAGGTACGAAAGTACATCAGTACCGGCGTAAAGCTGCTGCCAAAGGAATGGTCAAACGGGTCCGTGGTCGGCAGATTAGATTGGAAGGAGCTGAACAACATGCTCCAAGCCATTAAGAAGAAGTGCTCTGACATCATCACTACGATGATAGACGAGGGCTGTCTGGACATCAATGCAGTGCCCAGAATGCTCCAGGATAGTATCGCGCAACATCAGACATTCTTAGCGTATGCAAAGGAAATGGCCGAGCGCAGGTACAGGAAGATAGCGGCGGGTACGAAGGCACACTATCTGCTGTTCTTCCGTTTCATGGATACATGGAAGGGGATTGTCTATTTCTCAGATGTGAATGAGCGAAACGTGTTGAAGATGGATGATGTGTTGACCAAGAAGGGCCTAAAAGAGAACAGCCGCTGGTCTTATCACAAGATTCTGAAGTCTTTCATCCTGCAGGCCATGGAGGATGGGCTCGTCAAGCGTGATCCTTATGCGCGTCTTGACATCAAGCGTGGAAATGAGAACGGGCTGACACGCTTCCTCACTCCGGAAGAGTTTCATAGGTTTGAGGCATGTACCATCGACGATGCCTGCTTGGAGCGGGTAAGAGATGTGTTCGTATTCCAGACCTACACCATGATGGGCTACGCGGACCTGGCTTCCTTCAACATCAAGGATTGTGTGCATGTAAACGGCCAGGTGGTGTACAAGGCTCGTCGGCATAAGACAGGGCAGGCATTTACGGTTGTCCTGCTGGAACCCGCCTTAGCCATTCTGAGGAGGTACAAGGACAAACTACCTATAATAAGCAATGTTAAATACAATCTATACTTGAAGGCTGCCGTCAGATATGCTAAGATCAATAAGCCTGTGACCACCCACTGGGCACGCCACACCGGGGCCACCATGCTGCTCAACGAAGGCAAGGTGCCCATGCACATCATACAGCATATCCTGGGGCATGCCTCGATCCGTGAGACTGAGAAGACCTACGCCAACCTGATGGATGATACCATCGTCGAGACCATGACAAGGATTCAGATGTAGTAGCTGTCAGGCACGGGAGGGGAGTGCGTCACTCCTCCCGTGCTCGTGACATTTCGGACAGACGGCCATCGCCACCCCGGGGAATAGCTTCCGTGCAATCTCACCCTGCAGATAGGCTGCGCGCTCACTCTTGGGGTACACTCCATAGAAGCTGCTGATATGCTCGGTGACATGTTTCAGCTCATGGATGATGGTATCGAACATCTCTTCAGCCGACGTGGCTTGGCTGGCAAACATCAGCGTATATTGCCCTTCCAGATCGGTATACGTATACCCGCTGTCCATCCTAGCAAGTACCATGCACGCTTTCTGTGCCTCGTTATCCGGGCATCCACAGGCCAGAAGGGTCTTGTAAATATCTCCAAGGTCCTTTTCCCGGACGTCTAAGCTGGCCATTATCCACCAGTCGCGCTCACCGATGTAGAATCCGCTCTGTATCATAGCATCCTCTCCCAGTGGATTGGAACACCCTTCACGTCACACTTCGCCCTAAAGCAGGCAAGCACCATCTCCGGCTCGCCGTCAGGGTCGCAGAGCGTGTCTTTAACGAACAGCGACACATGGGCCTTGTCGGCAAGACAGCTGCCCAAGTAGTCGGCCTTCGCCATATTTGCCAGATACCAGGCATCATAGATGCACTCTTCACCTATCTTGCTGCGGAAGGGGGCAATCATGCTCTCCGCCTCTTCCAGCGTGTAGGGCTGTATAGGCTTGCCGTCGCGCTCCATGCACGATATAGCCCACTCTGCCATCTTCTTTGAGAAATGACCCTTGTAGTGCTCCATGTACTGGGCCTCATATTCTGAAATGATATATCTTACTTCCATCCTTTCCAATTCTTTCTAATTCATTAAATATTGGAAAGGACTGACCGTTGCCAGCCAGTCCTCTCTTCTTTATCGTCCGTAGCGGGATGAACTCTGGAACATCTCTGACTCGACGCCTGACATGTCCTTCTGAGCATCCTCGAAACCATGCTTATAGCCCTCGCAGTAGCCATCCTCGAAGGCCTTGTCCTCCTTGAAGTCACCCAGGTAGCTGCCACCTCGGTGGCCGCCCATGCGGCGGAAACCCTGCTGCGACATCTTCTCGCGCATCTTCTCGCGTATCTCGGAGATGCCGTTCTTACTGTCGGTAATGATATAACCCATAATTCTTTCCTTTCCTGTTATTAAGTACTTGAAGCCTTGGGAGTCGTGCCGCCCATCTGTTGCAGAAGCGAGTAGATGTCCTTCAGCATCTTCCCCTGCTCGTCCTGACGAGCTTGAAGGTCTTTTATGCTTTTCTCCTGCTGAACACTGGCAGCATACTGTGGATTCACAACCCCCATCATCTCCTTTCCTGCCTCGATTACCATGTGATTATAGGCATCGCGTTCGATTTCGCCCTTCGACACCTGTATCATCTTGTCGATAGCCTGGATGATAGCCTGCTGACTGCCTGTGTAGAACACATCACCCTTCTGAGCTATCTCCACATTCGCGGGGATGTCGGGTATAGCACGGTCATTGCCATTGATGGTTACAACCACCCTGACATTCTGCTGCTGTGTGATGCCGTTCATGGCACCGGGTACGGCCTGTAGTTGATACTGAGGCTGCAACAGAGCCTTCTCTTTCACCGTTCCCACTTCCAGAACGGGCTTCTGCCCTTTCGCCTGGGTGAGAATGTAGAACGGACTTCCGTTCCCTAAGCTTCCAAAATCCATGTTGTTGTTCGTTTTTTTACTTCGTTTTACTGCACAAGGCGTTTTTGCCACCTTGAAAACACCACTAATCGATAGTCCTCGACATCAGCGTCAGCAATCCCCGCGTTCTGTCGTTAAACACGAGAATGTTGCTCACGCCTATCAGGGCGGCGGCGGTTACCGGCGTACCGTTGGCAAAGGTAAGTGCCCTTGTCGTGCCACCCATCGACAGAGTCACGGGCAGCGTGGCAGTAGTGCCTGTTGGCACCACGTTGTCGATGCTCAGCGTCAGATAGCCCACGGGCTGAATCCTGCGCAGACTCATCGCTATGTTCACCGTCTCTGTGCCAACGGTCGTGTTGGTGCTTACGATGTACGGAATACCACCTGCATTCGTTGCTAAGATAGGATTGCAATTCATACTTTCACCTCCTTATTCCGTTTTCGTGTTAAAACACCACTCCACCGCCGAATCCGTTGCCAATGCCGAATCCGTAACCACCTGCATACGGAGTCTGGTTCACTGCCGTCAGGTTCGGAAACACCACGGGCACCGTGTTTGGCTGCTTGGCGGCAAAGGTAGCCAGAGCATTCTCCAAGGCATTGAAGCGCTTGTCGATGGCCTCCGTCTGCTTGTCGTTGCTCACCTGACCACGAAGCTGGGTGATGATGTCGGCCTGAGTGTTAATCTTCGACTGCATCTCACGCTCGCGAATGTCACAGAACTCCTTCGTGATGTTCGTCTGAAGGGCTGCAATGGCTCCAAGCGTACCGTTATAGTTACGGTCGGCCTGCGAGGTGAGCGCATTGGTCTGCTGACAGATGTCAAGACGGTCATCGGAATGGTTCTGCGACAGCTGCAGACGAACGTTGGCGTCATGGTTAGCCAGCTGCAGCTGTGCCTGGGCTGCGTTCTGAGCAGCCTGTGACTGTAAGGTGTTGGTCTGCTGGGCAAGGTCGTAGCGCATGTTGCAGCAGCACTCGCACAGCTGACGGCCAAGGGTAGCGTCACCATTCTGAACGGCGTTGATCACCTGCATTCCAGTCATGCCCATCTGAGCACCGATGTCGGCCAGCTTAGAGTTGGCAATGGCGATATTGCTCTCCACGTTGCTGATGCTCGTGCCAAACTGGTTAGCCAGCTGACTGATAGCCTCCCGGTTGTACTGCAGGGCGTTCAGGATGGTTTCCTTGTCGCTGTTGTTGTTCAGCTGGTTGCTCAGGAATCCTGTACCTAAGAGGTTGCCGGCACCGCCTCCGAAGCCGCCAAGACCGCCAAATCCTCCGTACATGCTGAGGAATGGCATGATGAAAGGATACATGAACATCATCCAAAGCGGATTGTTCATGCCACCACCAAAGCCACCGCCGTTAGCCAGGGCAGCAGCAGCAATCAAGCCGTTGGTGTCAAGACCGCGGTTGTGGTCATCTAATTGATAAATTTCTGCCATAGTGTTGTAACTTTGTTTGTTAGTGTGAATATTGTCTCGTATGCTGCGAACAAGTCGCAGCCGTCATTGGCCTTTGACTCCACAAAGTTACAGTTTGCTCAGCGTGGTTTGCCTATGCTGTCCCATCATTCAGCCATCAAGTCATGCCGCTTTTTAACGTTTCTCCATCCAGCCTCCTAATAGCCCGCTCTATAGTAGCCCGCGAAACATGGTACTCCTCGCTCAGCATCCTGACGCACTCCCTATATTTCAACCTATTTCCCCTCATTACCCGAAATTCCTCATACATCGGCACAAACCGCCAGTCGTCAAAGACGACCTCACACTCTGAGAGCATTTTTAACGTTCCACCCACCAATTTCAGTGCTTCATACCTTTTCATCGTGCAAAAATTTGTTTGTTTCAACTTTTATTTGTATCTTTGCACCTGCTTCACTTCTTGCAGAATACAACATCCCGCAGCCAGGATTACAGGGCATACCCCCGGCGTCCGTGGTTGCGGATTCATGTAAGAAAGTGAAGCGTCTTTATGAAAATGCCGGGGGCTTTTTCTTTCCCCCTAAAAAACTACCCCATGACAGTTCGCTCTTCGCCGGTAGCATAGCCGTTGGTGTTCGCGAACTGTATGCGCGTGGGTGTTTGCGTGAGATAGAGCTTTACATAACGGTATTTCGTGGAGCCGTAGATGCGTATACGGAACTCCGGACCCGACCAATTGGAGATGAGGCATTTCGGCCACGGCCCTTCGTTTGTCTCTGCCTTCTTGATGACGAGGCGCCCCTTGTCGGGAAGTGTCACTTCAAGCCAGCAGTCGCCTGTGAGGCACCATGTTTCTGAAACCCACGCGTTTTCAACGGTGCTCCATGCACCGTTGATGGTTGTTATCTCTCCGTTTCTCATTTGGTGTCGTATGCAAGGTTCATCTTTGCTATCTCGAGCATGCGCGCCGCCCGAGGGTCGTTATATGCCGAGAGGAGGAGGAAGGCGATATAGTAGATGATGGACGTCCTGGCCTTCGGAGGGAGCGCATAGCCCACGACTGTATCCGACTGCGAGCCGCTGCCCATGACCTCCTTCGGTTCTACGGATGCCACATAGGTGACCTCGACCGTCTTTCCTGACGTCCACGGCCAGAGTTCAATCTCGCGCTTAGACTTCTCTACGAGTGCCGCCTGCGGCCGGTCGTCTGTCGCCGTAGCGCCGTTGGTATCGTAGAGCTGCAGGTATTCGTCGGAATCCTCGGCGATGGGTGTCCTCACGGCCCTGTGCCATCCTTCCACCCTCACCCTTGCAAGCTTGATGAAGTCGGCATCCATCGTGATATATCCTGCCGTCTGTCCGGTGATGAGCGTTGGTGTCGGAGTGGCGTCCTTCATGATGCCCGTCTCTATGGTCGCCGTTCCCTGTTTCTCGTCGGAGCCTCCGAGCAGTCCTGGGTGCGCGTTGAGGCAGACCCACCGCAGTGCGTCGCCAATCTTTGCCTTGATGATATTGTTCATCAGCCCCTCGTCGGTATGGGTGCCACCGTCAAAGTCATATTTTGACGCATCGGCGAAGGAGGTGGAATTGTCCGCCTCCTCGTCTATGCACCATCGTACGGCTTTGATTATCTCGTCTATTTTCATTTGGTCTGGTATCGTGCGTCAGCCCATGTGGCGATGGCTCCGCCTTCGCCGATGGCCTCCGCTATGCCGGCACTGACAGCACTGCTGATGGCGGCCTGTAGCTCCTCTGGGGAGGGGAAGGCTTGTAATGCACCGGGCACTGTGTCAGCGGGCTTCTGTTTGTTATTCCATTTTCCCATAGTCGTGGTGATTATTTGTCGGTTTTCTTCTCTGTGAGGTTTGGGAACTCCACACCCTTTGCCTTGGCCACGCGGACAGCCTCCTTGGCGGTCTTGACGACCGCTCCCCATGTGTCGAAGACATAGGTGATGGCCTGCTCGGGCGATGTAATCTCCTCGACCTGCTTCACGGCAGGCTTGTTGGTGGCCTTGCCGTCGGTCTTGTTCTCGAATACGCGTTCCAGCTTGACGATACCATTCTTGAAGAGGGTGCTGTTCTCCAGCAGCTGCTGGTAGAACTCATTGGTCAGCGTGCACGTTGCAGCTACCATAGTCGTCTGGTTTCCGCCCTTGAACTCATAGCCTACGGTCATGCGTCCGTGGTTGGTGGTCAGAGTGAACGAGGCGCTGTTCTTTGGCTGGTTCAGCTTGTATACTTTTGTTGCCATAGTAACCTTATTATTATAATAAAGGTAAGCGAGGAGTTAACCCCGCTTACCCGTTTCGTGTTTAGATAGCGGACGTATAGCCCGTGTACTCCGTCCAGGCACTGTTGGTGTACTGCCATGCCGTGCCAGCCTCGTACTTTGTTTCACTATCAGTGCCCTCGCCAACGATGTAGTCGGCGGTGAGTGCTACGACGGTTCCTTCTGCGGGGCTCTCGGGGAGCTTGGCTGCCGATACGATGTTGGTGCGGCTCTCGCTCTCGGGAAGTCCGAAGATGATGTCGCTCGGACCTACGATGATGGAGTTGTAGCCACGCAGTGCCAGGCAGTCGGCCTCCTGCCAGATAGTGCGCTTGGCATCGCGGATTTCACCTGCACCCTTCGACATGTCGTTGGTCTGCTCCTTCTCGCCGATCTTCACATAGCGCGTTGCACCCTGCAGGTCCAGGATGACGCAGCACTCGTCCATACCGATGGCATCCAGTCCCTGGTCGTAGGTGAAGTCGGTGGTGCCGAAGGTGGTCCTCAGTCGCTTGAAGTCGATGTCGAGCTCGCGCACGTCCTCCATCTTCACGATGCGACGGTTCTCGCCCATGTCCAGGTTGAGCAGCCACTGCATGAAGGTAGAGCCGCAGAAGGCGTAGGAGTGGTCGTTCTGCGAGAAAGTGGTGTGCTCAAGTTTCGACATGGCAATGAGGTCGTTCAGCATCACATGCCCCCTCTCTACGGCGTAGGCGTTGGTCACCTGCCACAGCACACCCTTCATCGAGAATCCGTCCTCAACGCTCTGGTCGCCGTTGACGAGGCTGATGCGGGTGTTCGTGCCCAGCCAGTAGCTGCGCTCTGCACGGCGCTTGAAGTTGCGCAGGGCGTTGGCCTTCACGTCCTTGACACGCCAGGGAATCTTCTTCTTGGCCTTCTCGTAGTCCATCGTCCACACGATGTTCAGCAGGCGCTTCTGCACGAAGAACTCCTCATAGCGGGGGTTGAAATTCTCGGGGGTGATGAGCAGCTGGCTCTCGCTGGCGATAGACGAGCCTGCACAGAGGTAGGTGCCTGCGGGGATGGCAGGACAGGAGCGTGCGTCATAGCCTCCCTCGGGACTCTCGCCCTCCTTCAGCGGGCCGTTGGTGGCCACGCAGGTAGCGACCTTGCTGTTGGCATCGTAGTCTACGACGAAGAGCTGCAGACAGTTCTCCTTCTCGGTGGAAGAGTCGTGCTTGTAACCGGCAATCATCGGGGCAAAGATGGTGGTTCCCTTGTAGAACGACTGGATGCTACCCTTGAAGTTCGAGGGAGAAATCTGAATTTGGTCGGCTGCGGCAATGGCCTGAATGGTCTTTCCGTCGAGGGTGTCACCGCCCATGCGTGCGTGCTTCACTGACCAGTTGTTGATGTGGACTGTGCGCGCCATCTTGCGTGATAGCGAATAAAGCGGTGTGTCCCACGGCTGAAAGGTGGTGATGCCGCGATCCCACTCGTCGTCAATGTTCCCCTCCTTTCGCTGCTGCGAGGTAGACATCTGCGTGCCGTTCACCGTCTCGCCAACAGGCTGGTCACCGGGGGCGTGCAGGTCGTTGGCATCAGGGTTGGCAGGGTCACCGGGGTCGTCGGTGGCACGGGGTGTGGGCCCCTCATCACCAATCGGTGCGTCACTCACTACGTCAGCAGCAGCCATAGCTCCGCCGCCGCTGACCACTGCGAGCACGAACAGCAGGAAGCTGAGCACTCGCCAAATGTTCACATTCTGAATCTTTTTCATCTCGTTTGGATTTTTATGGTTGTTTTTCTGATAATAATTTTTTCAGCGGGAGAAGCAGATGCCACTACAAGCTTAGTGGTAGTCCTTCAGGTCGTCCCAGAGACCTTCTTTTTTCTTCTGCTGTGTAGACCGCTGTCCCTGTCCCTGTGAGAACGATGGCGGCACCTGCTGCTCGTCGAAGGTTTTCAGACGGTTTGCGTACTTCTCGTTGCGGGCCTGGATGCCTGCCTGTTCGCGTGCGCTGGCTATGTCCTGGTCGTAGTTCATGGCGTGCATCACGGCTGTCCACACGTCCTTGCTGACCTCGCCGTTCCATGCAGGAAGCCACATCTCATCCCAGAAGTACTCGTTCATGCGGTTCTTCTGCTCGTCGCTGAAGCCCATCTCTGCCTGCAGTGCGTCCAGTGCTTCATAGCTCCTTCCGAGTGCTTCGTCCTTCGCTTTCTCTGCCGCCTCGCCGTCGGCTTGACGTTTCGTCCATCCGCTGAAGGCGTCGGTGACCTTCTTCATCACCTCGGGGTCGTCGAGTGCCGCCTTGACGTCGATGCCGTTCTTGGCCATCCACACCAGGGGGTTCTCTTCGTTGTCCATGAGCATGGCTCCCACCCAGCGGTGCTTCTGCAGTATGCCTGACAGCTGACGTCCGCTGTTGCGGAGTGTGCGCAACTCGTCGCGCTCTTCAGACATGCGACCGTAACGGGCCTCCTTATCCTCGAAGTCGATGTCGGGGTTGTCCTCGCCGAACATGGAAGCATAGCGGTCACGGTTGGGGCGTGGGGCCTGGACCGGCGCTGCTGCGGCGGGCTGCTGTTCTGTTTGTTTCTTAACTTCTGCCATAAGTGCAATAGGTTTTTCCATGCGCAAAAATAGGAGAAAGAAAAAGTCCTATTCCCGAATCCGACCCTGTGTCGGTGCTGTTTGGGATTTTTTTGCCTCTGTTTGGACGACGGGGGTCGGATTCGGGAATATCAGAGCCCTCGGAAAGTATCTTTGCGCTGTAACAAAGAAGATATGGCACGACTACTCACACTCTCAGAAGCAAACGGCAGAATTCATGATTCAGTGCGCGACAGAAGACGGGCTGCGCACAACGGTCGGCTGCCAGTGCACAGGCGTCGCCATGCCGACCAGGAGCTCCTTCGGCGGTGTGAGCAGGCGTGGCAGAACAAGGAGGACATCCGACGCACCCGTGAGCGTGTGCTGAACTATGTGTTTGGCGACCAGTGGGGCGATGTGATAGACTGGCGCAACGGAGAGATCACCGAGCGAAAATATATCCAGCGCAAGGGGAACGTGCCCCTCCAGAACAATATCATGATTTCCATACAGAACTCTGTCGTAGGTCTTTACTCGAAGCAGCAGGGAGAGCCGAACTGCTTCGCAGTGCGCAAGGGCGGACAGTGGCTGTCTGACATGATGAGCGCTACCATACAGCAGAGCTGGAACAAGACTAAGCAGGGCGACAAGCTGAAGACAGCATTCGAGGATTTCATCGACGGCGGCGTGGCCGTTGCCCGTGAGACCTGGGAGGAGCGCAACGGCCATACCGACGCGTGGACAGACTTCATCAACCCCAACTATGCTTTCTGGGAGAGCGGCAGCGACGTGACGATGCAGGACCTGCGCCTCATCGGCGTCCTACATGACGTGGCCCCCGGCCAGTTATACAGCAAGTTCTGTAACAAACAATACGGCTGGACGGTGGAAGAGATTAACGAGGCATTTGACATTGAGGGAACCGACAGCCACCGCTATTACAGGTCATCAGGACTGCAGCAGAACGACCAAGACCGACTCGACAGCATCAGCTTCGACCATCCCTCTGACGAGTCGCTGTGCCGCCTGATAGAGGTGTGGGCGAAAGAGACGAAGACCCGATACCAGTGTCATGACCCACTGGCTAAGAATGCCGACGATGTGCAGTACCGCGTAGAGGTGGCGGACATCGGACAAATTGAAGAGAAGAACCGACTGCGCGTGGAGCAGTACATGCAGCAGGGAGTGCCCGAGGAGGAGTGGGCGCTGATAGACTACGAGCTGATAGAGGACTGGTATTGGTACTACACCTACTTGGCTCCCGACGGAACGGTGATAGCCGAAGGCGAGACCCCCTACGAATCGAAGACACACCCCTTCACGCTGAGGCTCTACCCCTATGTGAATGCCGAGGTGCACCCCTTCATGGGTAACATCATCGACCAGCAGAGGTATATCAACCGACTGATCATCATGCACGACATGGCGGCACGCTCGGCGGCAAAGGGCCTGACCATCTTCCCCATAGAGAATATCCCCGAGGGCTACACGAAGGAAGACATCGCCGAGGAGATGACGGAGTATGACGGACTGCTGTTCTTCCAGACAAACAAGATGAACCCGAACCTGCGTCCGGAGATTATCACATCGGGCGCGGTACAGATAGGCACACAGGAACTGCTGCAGATGGAGCTGAACCTGGCACGCGACATCACCAACGTCTCGGGGGCATTGCAGGGCAAGACGCCCTCTGCAGGAACCAGTGCTGCACGCTATAACCAAGAGACACAGAACGCCACCACCTCGCTGAACTCACTGATGTACGACTTCACGTCGTTCATGGAGTCCATAGCTCAGAAGAAGTGCATGATGATAAAGCAGTTCTGCCCAACGGGCCGACTGGTGACTACGAAGAGCAAGACGGAGCTGATAGAGTACGACAACCTGTCGGCACGCGACGTGGTATTTGAGATAACCATCAAGGAGGCGGCGAAGACGACGGCCTATCAGACCTACGTCAACGACCAGGCCATGCAGCTGCTGCAGATGCAGGTCATCTCAGTGGAGGACTACCTGGCCATTACGAACCTGCCCTTCAATGAAGAGCTGCTGCAAATCATCGAGCGCAGAAAGGCACAGCAGCTGGCCATGGAGCAGCAGCTGGCAGCACAGCCAGCCGACCAGCAGCAGGTGAACGCCGCACAGAGGATGCTGCTGGCGGCATGAAAACGAACGAAAATACCCAAAACGAACTGAAGCATGACTGAGACGATTTCCATAGCTTTCTCCTCGCTGTACCCTGAGATAGAACGTCACCTGTCCGCCATAGGCAAGCGGCTGTATGCCAAGGACGGGAAGAATATGTTCTCTGCCGTCACAGTGTCGAGTGCCGAGCGCACCATCTTCGACCTGTACATGCAGGAGGCCGCACAGAACGTCACTGCTGCAATAAAGGACTTCGTGTCGGCCTACACCGAGACTGCCGGAAGCGTTACCTTCAAGGTGACAAACACACGATGGAATGACCCCAACACCCCGTCGTTCGTAGAGTCGTTCAGCCACCATTTCAAGAAATACCTGGTGCTCTGCACCGTTGCCGAATATCTGTCCATGAACTTCGCCGACCTGGCAAAGAAATACTTTGAACAGGCTGATGTGAAGTTGAACGCTATCGTCACACTGGTCTATTTCAAGGCACCTCCCGTGTCAAGTGAGGTGCCGGTGGAGACAACGGTCACACAAACATTGGAGTTCAGCCCAAGGGCAGGACTGAGCACCATCTCATATGAAATTCCCATCACTGCCATTACTGACGTCTACACGCAGTGGGGTGAGCTGAAGCTGCTCTCTACCAAAACAGGGTATGCCAGCGTCACCCTGTACCGTGAGGACGAAACGACGGCCGTCATGCAGAATGTCGCCCTGCCGCACACATTCACCTCTGCTGAGGTCCTCAGCATAGGCATTGTACAGGAATCAACGGTGGTGGTCAGGCCCACACCGGGTTTCACGGCCGACGACAAGCTCATCCTGGAATACACGACAAAGCATCAATAACTTATAAAATACAATATTGTTATGGCTAAGCAACTCACACTCAACCTCAACAAGAAGCTTATCATCGAGGCCGTGAAGGCCGACACCTACATCACCGGTGCCATAGACAAGAGCGCCGACGGCGTGAAGAATGCCGCACTGGCCTATAATGAGCAGGCTGGTGATGACACCTACCATGAACGGAAGCTGACACGAACGCTTGCCGGAGCAGTAGGCTCGCTGGAGGCCAACCTCGCGGAGTTCGTGGACAGCGCCACGCAGAACGGCATCACCGACACGCTGACCTCTGCTGCATCCGACGGCGCATTCCAGATTATCATCCAGGTATCCGACCGATACAACAACGGACTTGCATACCCCATAGCGCAGCTGTCGCAGGAGTATGTGGTGAACAAGATGCTGTACTACTGGTGGCAAAGCATCCGCCCGGCGCTGGCAAAGGACTATCTCGCCTTCTCCGCAGAGTCGCTGACGAATATTCGCATGTGCCTGGCAAAGACGGCTCCAAACGTCAGCAGCGCCTCTTATGAGGACGTGACGGGCAGCGTGTCAGGAGGAGGCTCCGGAGGCACCACCACCACCGTGGCAACAGCCAGCTACGCCAACGGGAAGTTCCAGGCAGCCTACAGCAGCCTGCAGACGGCCTACAACAGCAATAACAACCTCACCGTGACCTGCAGCGACCCTAATGCCGTCATCGACGTGAAGGTCGGCGACAACACCCTGTTCACCATCGGCACCACACCCTACGCCATCACACAGAACAACTGGCTGCTCATCACACGCAGCATAGGATCGGCCACCAACGTGGACTTCGTGCCGCAGGCGACACCAGGCAGCGGTGCCGTGCTCATCGTCACATCAAAGTCATAGTGTCATGACCATCAAGCTTACCCTCATCAAGGCCGTCATCATCGAGGCGGTGAAGAACGAGACCTTCCTTCGCGGACAGGTCGTAAAGGCTGCCGACGGAAAGCTCATCGCAGAAGCATACCACGAGCAGGCTGGCGACGAGATGTACCAGGAGCGACTGCTGGCGCGAGCACTCTTGACGAATCTCGAAGACCTGAAGACCCACCTCTCCGACTACCTTTCTGCAACCGGCGGGACAACCGGCGACAACAGCATATCCACCGAGGAGAATGAGGATAACATCATCATCACCCTCGTCGTCGGCGACCGATTCAACAAGGGCTATACCACAACGCTGGCACGGCTGTGCTCGAAATACGTGGAGGAGTCGATGCTGATGGACTGGTGGAAGCCCATCAACGAGAAGCAGTCGGCCCTGTATGCACAGTATGTAGAGAAAGACCTTCAATCCATCAAGCGATGTTTCAACAAGACAGCGCCTACGGCGCCCACATACAAATACACAACCTCGCTCAGCGTCGTGGGTTCGGCATTAGACATCGGTGTCGGCGAAGAGCATACCGTGACCTACGAAATATCAGATGGCGCTATCGACGATATTGAGGTGCGCATAGAGGACACACGCATCTGCGAGGCAGGACGAAGCGAGGAGGGCTTCACGGTGACGGGCCTTCAGCTGGGGCACACCTACATACAGCTCTACTCCCGGCACAACGAGGAGTTGGTAAGGACGGTGCATGTATATGTCACTGACCAGAGGTAAGAAAGAGAATAACTGTTATGGACTTACTACACAACCAAGACCAAGGCGGCTATAAGCCGGTGGACTGGAGGCACAGACGGCCACAGCCAAACGACAACTGGCCGTATCAGGGACGTCCCACCACACCACACGACCGTGAGTATGGCATCAAGAACCCGAAGTTTGAACGTCATATCTTCATCAGTCGCGACCAGGTGTTCTACGACATAGACGCCCAGATAGGGATGATGAACAGCTCGCGAAGAAAGGAAGACGGCACCGAGGACGACAAGATGGGAAACGCTACCACGCAGTACAGACAGCAGTTCTACCGCTGGATAGACACCTACATAGGGAAGGCGAAGGGCGTGATGTCGGCATTCGTGCTCGAACAGTTTAAGACCTCGAAGATGAACACCATCTCTCAGACCGAGGAGGTGGACATCACGCTGCTGGTGCCAGAGTGGTATGATGACACGGTCTTCGACCAGCTGTGCAGCGCCGTGCACGAGTATGTGGTGAACGCCACGCTGTATGAGTATTTCTCGCTGACACTGTCGGCCAAAGACCCAGTGACAGCATCGAAGCAGGACCAGATGAACGACGCCCTGAGCGACGTGCGAAAGTATGTGAACGCATCGAAGCCAGGCTCCATCCGAAAACCACTCAAGCCGTTTTAGGAAGAAACAATGAATAGGTATGTTCGATTAAGGTTAGTTGTTAGTATTGGTTTGGTGGGGTCGTACTTCCTTTTGCCGAAGTACGGCTTCACCGCTTTTAACGGCCCTTTCGCCGCCCACCTCCTCTACCCATTCTCCCACGCCAATATCTTCCACCTCCTTGCGAACATTCTCTGCCTGTGGCTGCTGCGCTGCCAGCTACACCTCCCCATCACCTACGCAACAGCAGTCCTATGCTCCTTCCTCCCATCCTTCTCCTTCTACGACATAGCCGACACCATTACCACTGCGACAGCAGCGGGCCAGGAGCCCACCTGCGGCTTCTCGGGCGTGCTCTTCGCCATGGTGGGTATCTCGTGGGGGAAAATAAGGCGTTTCAAAGAAATGATACGGAGAAATATGTGGTTTCTCGTCCTACCGGCATTCATCCCACATGTCAACGCGCTCATACACCTCTACTGCATCCTTGCGGGCTATCTCTGCGGTTCTGTATGCTGCGATATTATCGCAGCCCAAAAGAAAAAACCATGCGACAGGAAATAAGAGCACTCATCAACGAAAACCACGACCGCCGCATGAAGATCTACGGCCCCTACGACCAGCTGACGGGAGTGGGATGCTACGGATTTGCAGAGGGACAGCGGGTACATGTTAATATACCTGACTTCTCTTTCTCCCTCGACGACGAGCCCATCACCGACATGTGGGTGCCGAAAGAGACGCTGGAGACAGCCATCTGGAACGAGGTGCTGCGATATGGCTCCATACAGCGCTTCGTGGAGAACCACATGAACCGCAATTTCGACGCCGACTACCACCTTGACGTGGTCATGGCGCTGCTGCAGGCAAGGGCCTATGACGACCCGGAGCTGGCCTTCCTCATCTGCGACAAGATAGTGCACAAGCTGACGGGTTCGATGACACCCTTCCGCCCGCGATATGCACAGCGGGTGCTGCTGGCATTGCTGGAGGGACTGCGACGCGCCGGAGTGCCCATCCTTGTGGTGCTGCTGAAGGCTCGTCAGTGGGGAGGCTCAACGCTGGTGCAGATGTACATAAAATGGATGCAGGAGTACCGGCACCCCAACGGATGGAATGCCGCCATCGTAGCACAGGCCGACTCCACGGCGAAGAAAATCAAGGCCATGTACAGAAAGGCCGTAGAGACACAGCCAGGATGGACGATAGGCATGCCGGGAACGAAGCTGGAGATGACACCCTACGAGCGCAGCGACTCAGACTTCCAGATTAGCGACGGCAAATTCCTCGTGCGCTCATCCATACTCTCCATAGCATCCTTCAACTCATTCGAGAAATGCCGTGGCGACAACTACAAGCTGGTGCACTACTCAGAGGTGGCGTCATGGAAGAAAACACCGGAGCACGACCCCGAGGAGGTCATATCAAACCTGGAGGGAGGATTCCTCGGACTGCCTGACGAGATGGCAGTATTCGAAAGTACAGGCAAGGGAAACTCGGGCTTCTTCTACGACCTCTGTCAGGATGCCATGAAAGAGAACTCCACCTCGGCGTATAAGTTCCTGTTCATCCCCTGCTTCCTCATTGAGAACGACATGGAGCCGAAAGGGGCAGAGGGCTTCCCACCACAGGAAGAGGAGCAGTTCGCTATTTGGCTGTGGGAGAACCGCAACAAGGACACTTGCCCGCCGGGATACCGTGAGAGTGGGAAGTTCTTTTGGAAGATGTGGAAGATGGGGGCCTGCTTCGAGGCCATCAACTGGTATCGCATCAACCGAAACAAGCACCGCGACCACGGACACTTCGCTTCCGAGGCACCCATCGACCCCGTGGAGGCTTTCCGCAACAGCGGAAATGCCGTCTTCGACCCCTATCAGATAGACGAGCTGAAAGAGGCCTGCGGAGCACCGAAACCACCGCTCTGCTATGCAGACATCATCCTGAAACCCTTTGAGAAACGTTCTGCCACCGTGTACAAGGAGGCACAGATACGCACACGAAACGACAGTCAGGGCGAACTGAAGATATGGGTGCAGCCAAACAACCACATCTTCCGCGTGAAAAACCGCTATATCGTGTCGGTGGACATCGGAGGCGCATCGGCAACGGCCGACTACACGGTGATGACGGTCATAGACCAGATGGGACTCTGCAGAGGGGTGAACGGCATGCCACATGTGGTGGCACGATGGCGAGGCCATGTGAGGCATGACATCTTGGCATGGAAGGCGGCAGCACTGGCACACTACTATGACGACGCACTGCTGGTGATAGAGAGCAACACCGCCGACAGGGAGAAGGACACCAACACAGAGGGCGACCACTTCGGAACCATCATCAACGAGATTGCGGCCTATTATCCCAACCTGTATCAGAGGAACAAACCCGCAGAGAGCGTACAGGAAGGTATAGAGCCCATCTACGGGTTCCAGACGAATGTGAAGACGAAGCAGTGGGTGATAGACAACCTCATAGCCTGCGTGGATGACAAGCTGTGGTACGAGCCAGACGAGCAGATGTACATGGAGCTGGGATGGTATGAACGCGACCCCGACACCGGGAAGATGGGCAACAAGCCTGGATCCAACCGCCACGACGACGTGCTCATGTCAACAGGCATCGGACTGTATGTCGCCTATAACAACACCGTCTACAGGCCATCGTGGAACGACGAGAAACCAAAGAAACGCGAGCGTACCATGCCCACAGAATCCACCTTCTGAACCTTCACCTTCTTCGTATTCCCGCCGATACCATCGGCGGAAAAACCACCAATCATCATCTATCATCGTCAATCATCAACAACCACCAACACTTCCACTGTCGGATTCGGCATACATTCATTATCTTTGCATCATGCAACAAGACTATTCAGTGCGACTACAGCTCTATCGAGACCTCATAGAGGCGTACATCAGGGTGGCACCACACTGCTGGACACAGCAGGAGGCTTACGACCGTACCGTGAAACAGCCGGCACCAAGGTATTATGTCACCCCGAAGCAGGCATACCAGGTGCTGGCACCAATGGTGAGAGGCGACTTCGAGCGCGTGAACTTCATGCTGCCGCTCCGACGGCGCATGTACTACTCGCTGTTCGACGAGTTCGTGAAGCTGGCAGAGAAACCGATGTTCTGTAACAAGTCGGTGTGGTTCATCGTGCAGCATGCAGTGGTACGACCAGCACCGGAATTCTTCATCTCGGCAGGACGATGCAAGCACCTGCGCTGCTGGCTGAAGGCTGGGGTGATAGATGAGAGGACGGGGAAGATAGACCAGGAAAGGCTGCCGTCGTATGCGCGGACAAGGGAGTATCAACGGAAGAAAAGAGAGGAGAAAAAGAAATGGATTGCGGACCAGACATAAGGAGAAACCGGGCGGAAGGACTGGCACAACAGGCACAGAAGGGCTTCATGGAAGGCTGGCTGATTAACGAACAGCAGCATTTCATTGAAGTCATGAATATGATACGCGAAGGGGCACCAGTACACTGGGCAAGGCTGTACATGGAGGCCTACAAGATGGGGCTGGCAAAGGAAACGAATATCAACATCAACTTCAACCGGCAGCAAGACCGCGAAGGACTGCAGAGCCTCGTCCGCACACGACTGCTGCCCGACAGCGGCACATACACACCATACGAGGAGATAACATCAGTGCCAGCGGCATTGGCGGCAGGCGAGACAGACACAGGGTCGGATTCGGGAGAACGCTAAGCGTTTTCCCTTATTTTTGCGCCATATATAAAAATATATTACTATGCCAACATATAGGAAAGACTTGCACTTGGGGCACGAGGTGCCACTGGTAGGGACAGACGATATCATGAACGGTGCAGTGACCACCGAGAAACTGGATGACGGTGCAGTGACCATCGACAAGCTCCATGACGGTGCTGTGACCACCGACAAAATCCATGACGGAGCAGTAACCACCGACAAGCTCCATGACGGAGCGGTGACGGAAGGTAAGATAGCTGATGATGCAGTCACCACAGACAAGCTGTCAGGGGTAGATGATCCTGGAGGAGCAGCTGTTACCACCAGCAAGATAGTGGACAATGCAGTCACAGAGTCAAAGATTGCCAAAGATGCAGTGACTTCTGACAAGATACAGAAGGATGCCATCAATAGTGACCACATCAAGGAGAGTGCCGTTGAGTCAAGGAACATAGGTGATGGGCAAGTATTGAGCAGACATATCCAAGATAATGCAGTGACCAGTGACAAGCTTTCTGATGCAGATAGTGAGGCGGGGGCTGCCGTAACAGCAGGTAAGATAGCAGCAGGTGCCGTACATACAGAGCACATTGCTGCCAATGCTGTTGTGGCAGGGAATATTGCAAGTGGGGCAGTACAGGAGGGCAGTATTGCTGCTGGAGCTGTTACAGCAGGAAAGATAGCTGCCAATGCCATTATGGAAGGAAATATTGCCGAAGGGGCTGTCACCACTGCCAAAATCAAAGATGGCAGCGTTACAACTAATGATATAGCAACTGGAGCAGTAACTGAGAGCAAACTGGCACCAGGGTCAATAACCACAGATAAACTTGACACTCCTGTTATTACACAGCTTCAGACCATCATGGACGAGGTGCCTACTGCGGGGAGTGTAAAGCCTATCAACAGTGGAGGCGTGCTTGCTCATGGCAGTGCCTTTGATGTAAGTGAGTATAACAAGAATGAGAGTGTGCTGGCTACTTACGAGACCCTTGCAGCTGCCTTGGCTGCTGTGCCTATAAGCATTCAAAGAGGTGGCATGAGCATCAAGTTTATCCAGCTTACCCCCGCTACTTATTCTGTTGTCAAGGCCGAGGGACTGACTGAGCAGCCTACTGGTACTGAGGTTCAGGAGGCTCTTAGTGTTGGTACTAGAAGCTATATTGCCGAGCAACTTAGTGGGATTACTCTGCCTACAAATGTTGGTGGTAGTGTGACTTATTGGCTTGCTGTTACTGCTGATGAGGTTACTACCTATACTACTTGGGTGATTACCTATGCAAGTGCTGAGAGTCAGGAGTATGTTCAGTACAGACTTATGCTTACTGCTTGGAGTAATGTTGTTACTGATTGGCAAGGAGTTGATAAGGAACCTACTCCTGGAAGCAGGAATTTGGTTGAGAGTGGAGTAGTGAGTGGTGAACTGACTACTATAAAGGGATATATAGGTAACTATAATGAGAGTGAAGAACTTGTAGATAAGACTGTAGAGAATAATACATATTGGAAAACTTTATCAGAAAAGAGAACCGATGTTTCAACAATGTGTATTGTTAAGTTCCCAATCGAAATAAATAAAGAGTATTATCTTAGTGGTAGTTGGGGTACATCAGCCATGCGGTGTATTACTTATGTCTTTATTGGAGAGAATGACACTGTACTTGGCGGTGGATTTACTCACGACCCATCTTTGGCAGAAACTTTGAACAATGAAAAGTTAGTAATTCCATCAGGTACAGTTGAGTTACAGGTTTCACAAAGAAATGTAAACTCACAAATCAAAAATATAGTATTAAAGGCTGTAAGTCAGGAATATACTCCCATACGTTCTCAAGAACTTCAAGAAAATATTAATTCGATAAATACACAAATTGGTAGAGTTGAAGAAGATGTCTATGGACTTAAAGATGTCATAGATGGTAAAACACAATATATACTCATAGACCTATCACACTCAGTTGAAGGGCTTAGAATGAGCAAGACTGTAGTTACAAATAGTGTAGCAACGAATTACAAAGTAGAATCGTTTCAAGTAAATCCTGGAGAAGAGTATCATGTAGAAATAGAGAAGCATAGTGGTAATGAATATAATAGACTAATAGCCACAAGCCCCAAAACAAATGTCACTCCTTCAAACGGTTTACTTATCACATCCTATGCTTTTGCTGCCCCCGTCAACGAAAAGACAGGTTATGATGTGGTTATTGGGGAGGGGATGTATTCATTGCTTGTTTGCTGTGATAAAGATTATCCTATCGCTGTTAGCCAGAAGAAAGAAACCAAAGCTATTAACGAAAGAGTAGAAGACCTTGAGCAAACGGTTGAAAGTCTTGCAATGGAGCATGTAGATGTCATTCTCCCACAAAACCTTGACGTGGTTGCAGGAGAGACGCTTATGCTTTATTATAGAAACATACTTCGTGTTCCTAATGTTGAGAAATACTATGTTAAAGCATCTTGCGCAAAGGCTGAATACCAACAGCATTGTGCCGTCGTAAAGACAAAGGATGATATGGCTGGTAGTTCTTATCCTCTGTCAATAGATGTAATAGACAAGGATATGAATATCATAGGACACGGGGAGACGACAATACGTGTTATTCCAAAACTGTATGAGCCTGTTTCTATGAAAAACATTCTTCTTGTTGGTTCTTCTACTTGCACAAGTGGTACTATTACTAATGAGCTTATCAGAAGATTTACTTCTACAGACGGAACAGCTGGGAGCAGGAGTAATCCTAAAGGACTTGGACTAACTAATGTATCATTTGTTGGCAGATTGCATGGGTTTGCTTATACAAATGCCGCTCAAGAGGCTATAGGGGGAGCCTCCTTTTACAAAAGATATGGCAAGTTAATATCTCCACAAGTAAGGTTTAATGTGGTCAGTGTTGATAATTGTGGTATTGGTGCTGTTTATAAAGACAGTGGAAACCATACTTATACCATAAATGAGACGAATTTTGAAAGTGGTGGTGATGGAAATATTCTGTGTAATGAAGGAACTACTCCTTCTTCTGCTTCTGGCTATTTAACACGAGTAAGTGGTGATGGTGATGATACTATTGAATATGCGTCTTATATTGTCGAAAGTGGTAATCCTTTTTGGAACACCCAAACTAATCAGTTAGATTTCACATCCTATGCTAATCAGTATTGTAATGGCAATATAGATGTACTTATTGTAATGATGGCTGGTAATGACAGAGGATATGCCACTATAGACACTCTTTTCAATGATATGATTAAGCCTTTTGCCAGACAACTACATGCAGAGTTCCCTAATTGTAAATTTATTATAGGTGTTAATTCTCAGCCTTCACTTTTTGGTGGCGGCAATACGAGATATGACTATCATAATTGGTATTGTGACTATGCACTAAGAGCTTATGCGATGATGGAAGATGAAGAGTTTGAGGATTATGTATCTGTTGCTCACACTATGCAGACTTTTGATGCTGCACACATGTTCCCTATTAAACAAGTTCTTGTGGCTAACAGAGTCAATAAGACTGAGGATTATTGCTCAAACTTTGTTCATCCTACAGGTACTGGAGGCCAGTTTAGAATAGGTGATGATGAAGGAGGATGCCTGTGCTATGCTGATGCTTTATATAATCAAATATCTAAAGTTCTTCAAGAATAAAATGTTTTATATGAGTTTTTGTAATAACTCAATATAAAAGGCAGTTACTTAGGTGGCTGTCTTTACAAAGGTAAAACTAATGTTTGAAAATTTAGGTTTGCAACTATTATCTTACTTCTTCCTTCCCTTTCTCCAACAAGAGAGGGATAGGAAGATATGGATAGAGAAACAGGTGAAACTATTGACAAAGAATTTAAAATAGAAAATTATGGAGAACAAAACATTTATGTTGCCACCAATAGGAGGAAAGAGTATTCTCAGAAGTACTGGAGAAGTGGTTGAGATTATCGACGCTGAGATTAAGTTGCGTGGTGCCCGTAGTGATGAGGACTGGGTGACTTACATCGACTCTGGAGGTAAGGAGCACATCAGGGAGAAGCTGAATGTGCAGCTGGACTTCAGGACAGAGATGAACGATACCCTACAGAAGATGATGGAGTTCGCCATGCCACACAAGATACCGAGCGAGAGAAGCAAGAGGGTGTATGAAACAGCCAGGGATTTGTTCGTCTCGCATGACTATGTTCCTGAGAAAGCCGCCGCGATAGCCAGGAAACTGGTGGATGCCATTGAGGCAGAGACTGAGTAAGGCGATTCTTTTGGGGGTAAGCTTTAAAAAGAAAAAAGCCCCCGGCAACAATAAATCCCATCCTTTTTAGGGTGGGATTTATCTTTTTTTGTCCACTATGCTGCGATATTATCCGCAGCCCTCACTCTCCAACCTCGTCCAGCATCTTCACAACGTCCTTCATACGCTCGTTATACAGACGCCGCAGCTCTTTCCGCTCGGCTCCCTCGGCCTTGTTTGCCGCTTTGTTGAACTGAGAAAGAAGCTTCTCCGAGTCACGCACTATCTGCATGCGCACAAAGTCGGCGCCCTTGCTAATCTCGTCCAGCTTCAGCACATACTCGGGGTTCTCACCGGCACCGCGGATATAGCCCTGCACGTCATGATACAGCTCATCGGCATCCTTCTTGTACTTGAAGTATTTTGCCTGTGTGCGGTAGTATTTCGTACGGTCGTCACCCTGCTGCACAAAGGCCTTCAGGCCCTCTATCTTACGGACATTGAAGTCCGGGGCAATACCATCCACGAACAGGTCTTTCACGTCTTTACCAAGCGAGACGACGCCCGACAGCACCTTACCGGGGCCGCCGGTATACTGCTCCCACAGGTACTGCACAATGCCGGGGTTCACCTCCAGCTTGCCGCGTGTGATGTCGTCGCCGCCGCCTAACTCATGCAGCAGCTTCGAAGCACTCACAAGGACGGGGTTCGTATTCTGATATACCATCTGATACTCGGGCGTATACTGGTCGTTCTGGAACTTGTCTTCGCGGTATATCGGACGGCCGGTCCAGCTGAGGTTCTCGCCAACGGCCACCAGGGGAGCAAGGACACTGAACGTGTGCCCGGAAACCCAGCTGATGGGTGATTCGAATGCGCTGCCCTGTGTGATCTTCGTGCTGAGGTCAACAGGTGAGAAGGTGTTCATCACGTCTAACAGCTCATCGTCGAGGCTGCGGTCTACGGGCTTCAGCTGCGGAGCGTAGGTGTTGCAGGCTATGATGTCGCCAAGGGTGAGGAAGGCAGAGAGCTCCTGCCCGATAGGGATAGTGATGAAGTTATCACCGCCGACATACAGACACAGGTTCTTACGGCGGGTCCACTCCGGAAGGTTGGCATACGGGTCGTCGTCATCTCCGCCAAGCACGGCACGTAGCGCCCCGTTTATCATCGGCGAGACCAGGCCGAACATGAAGGAAGGCAAAGCGTAGAGACGGGCCCACCGCATGATATACTTCCCGTTAAGGCTGCCGTCGGCATTCTGGAAGTTCTTGAACGTGGTGGCGATGGCCTGAACAGTGGCATTGAAGAATATCCTGCCCTCACCAAGCACCTGACTCGTAACGCCGAACACCTTGGCGGCATCCTCCACAGCTGTCGTGCCCGTCGCTTTCCCGCCGGGACGGCTCTTGAACCCTGCCGTCTTCGCACCGGCACCCCTCTTGTTGAAGTTCACCGTTATCTCCTTAGCGTCATAGGCGCTCCGTGCCCTCGTCCTACCGGCATAATGCCTGCTCGCGCGGAACGTGGCAAAACGGGCGTTGTTCTCAATGCCTTCGTTGAAGCACTCAATGGCACCAAGGGTATATTCCCACACCTTATTGTTCAGTCGAACGGGCTTGCCGGCCTTCTGCTGTTTGTACAGCGTCTCCATCTGCTTCTGAATGTCTTCAACCTTACGCATCTGAACAAAGCCGGTGATGCCGCCGTTGTCCATGAAGTCCTTGAAGTCGCGCTCCATCTCATTGCCCATGTCAAGGGTGCCCTCGCGGTATTTCCGGAACAAGCCAACCATTTTGAACAGCGATTGCCTGTAGTATTTGTGTGCCTGCTGGGCATAGCCATGACCTTCCCGAACACCCAGCATAGTGCGGAAGTGGGTCCAGTCACGGAACATGTTCCTCATGGCAAATGTAGGACTGTATGAGGTGAAGAAAGCGGCCATCTTGTTCTTGATGACGGAGTTCCACTTACTGAACACATTCTTGCCACGCTCAAACCGCAACTGACCGTTCAGAGCCTCAGCCATGCGTGGATTGCCAGTCACGGTCATCAGTCGCTTCTTGCCGTTGATGCGTACCTCCACTACATGCTCGTCACGCTTCTTGGGGTCTATGGGTTCGTAGTCGATAGTAGCCTTGCCGCTGAGTTTCACTGCCTTGCCTTCACTGGCTTTCTGGCGCATATCCTCTTCCCATCTGAGTGTTTCCTGACGAATTTCATCCTCGGTCATACCCTCCTTGATTTCTGGCATACTTTCTTTGTACTCGCCCGTTCTCTCGTTAAGTTCTGCCCACGAATCACTCAGCACTATCAGGTCATTCGGGTGAGCCTGGCACAGACGGTACAGCTTCTGATTCACAAGGTTCTGGTTGCAGTCGGATATGGCCTTATAGGTCATGGCGAAGATGGTAGAGATGGGGAAGTTGGCCTCAGAGCCACGACCCTTCGCATGTTTCAGCAGACCGCCGACATAGCTCTTCGCATTCTCTTTACCAGTGAAGTACTGGTACATATCTTCACCTGTAGACTCCTTGAACCCACGCATCGGGACATACCAGTGGAACATCTGTTCTACCCGGTCTATCTGCTCATCAGAGCGCATGCCCGCCTCACGATACCTCTCCAGTCCATAACGCGTGCAAGCCACTATACGCTCCCACAGTTCGCTGCTGACGGTTTGCCCGTCAGCATCCATCATACTCTCGGTCTCCATCAGCTCGTCGATAACCTCTTCCTCGTCATACTTACCGGCCTCATCGCCGAACATGGCCCTGAATCCGGAATAGTCATGCTCACTCGGCTCATACTTACTGTCAATGTTCTTTATGATGAAGTTGGTTAGCCCGGCAAGATAGTCGGCAAAGTCTATATTTTTTGCCGATAAGTCGAAATAGCTCTTTACCTTCAATAACGACCATCCGTTCTCTATGCTGTCAACATACTCTTTGTGCGCTTCCTGCAGGGCCTTGGCAAGCTCCTGCTCCTTCTCTTCCTCGCTCGCGATGGTGCCGTCCTCAAACAGCAACTCGATAACCCCAGCCTTCTGGTCGTACAGGACCTGCTCGTCAGCGTTCAGATCGTCATACTTACGGATCACGCGCCTGCGCTCCTTCTCTAACCAGTCACGCACAAAGAACTCACGGTTCCTCTCCAGGCCGCTCTTGGTGTAGACATACCTGTCAATGTCACCCCAGTTCATGCCCGTAGCGTTCATAATCTTGTTGATGGTCTCTATCAGCGGGTCACGGAACATCTTGTTAAACAAGTCCATCTCGTTCTTGTTCTTGCCGTGCATCAGGTTCTCGGCCATATAGGCATTCTGGCTGTCGGGAATATCCTTATCCTGAGCGATGGCGTTCTGTGCGGTTTTCAACGATACCATAGCATCCTGATAAGCCTCTGTAAACACCGTCTCTACACTATTCAGTCGGTTGTCATATATCTTCTTAGCCGAATACTCCATAGGATTGTCTATATCCTCATCGTATCTGCGGCCTTTCTTCTTGCCATACACCGAAGAATAACTCTTACCCGCGTTCTTGCCTTCCTTGATAAAGCCTCTGTTATCGGTCTCTACGAACTTCACACCAAGCTTTTCAAGTGCAGCACGCTGTTGCGGAGTAACTACATTGGTAGGCATTACTTCCACCTTGCCCTTAATCATGTCGGCAATATGCTGGGCCACTTCCTCTGTTGGTACAATGCGTACAGGCTTGTCCCAACGAGAGAGTATCACTTCGCGGGTGCCACTCAACTGACCTTGGATAATGCCTGCCTTCCAATCCATCTTGCCTACAGAATCCTTCGCTTTGTCAGCCTTATAACCAGAGGTTAGTTCACTTTCGGGAACCTCACACTCTACCACAACCAGGTTGTCACGGTTCTGAGCCTCGCTGAACTGATCATTAAGCATGGTGGTAGAAGTATGGATATAGGGGTTATATGCGGCCTTCAATGACTTGCCATTACCCTTATCCAACTTGAACTTGCCGTTTTCGTCGGCCATTTCTGGGTGCTCGTCGGCCTTCTCCCACTTGCCAAGTTCGATAGGTTCTACTAGCTTGCCATTCTGCTTTGCAGCCATTGGTGGGTAAAGCTTACCATCTATCAACTGCATAGCACGATACACCTTTATCTTTGGCTCTTTCTCCAAACGCTCAATAACTTCCTCGTTGGTTTCCTCCGAATAACGTGGCTTACCATCAGGATATGCACCTTCGGCATTAGGATTGTAAATATCCTCTACCCTCTCGGCGTTCATATTTACATAAGGAGTATTGGCGGCTTCGCGCTCCAAGTGGTGTAAGAAAGCCTGCTGCTTGATAACGCTCATTGGATTGTTCTCTGATATACTATTCTGACTTAACCAGAACAGATATTGAACATCGGCAATGGTAGGATCGGTGGCAAAGCCCATCTTGTGGAGTACTTCTGCAAGCATCCATCTTAGACGCTGCCACAATCCAGGCTCCTTAAACGGGTTCTTTTCAGCCTCGCGTGCAAGATACTCTTCGATAGCCTCATTGAGTTTCCAGCCGTTTCGCTGCATACGCTCCGCAACCCACTCGCCCATAGCGCCATCCTTGTGAGTCAACCATAGCTGCCTCAACAGCTTGTCGAGGTTTTCTTTGCCAATCAGCTCGCGCAGTCCGTAATGGGCTACTGTCTCATGCCAAATGGTCTTTTCTGCCTGATATTCGCTGTCAATGTCAGGAAGGAAAAGATGTACCTTTCCATCGGCCTCATCGTACCAACCACGTACTTTCTTGCCTCTAGCGTGCTTTCGTTCTATATGCTCACGAACATCTGCAGGCACATCGTTCAGCGACTTGTGAACCACTGTACGTTCCTTTGTGCCAAGCTTATCAAGAAGATTGTCGATATGACGAGCTATACTCTTCCTTCTCGCTGACTCTTTGGCCTGCGCATTACTATTTCTACCAGGAACTTCTATACCATTATCAACATCTTCGTCGAAACGTCTGCCACTAGCCTTGGCTTGACCCATTTCTGTTTCAGTATCAAACTGTACCTGCGTGTCACTCTTCATCTGAACACCTAGGTCTGAGAGTACATTTACTACTTCCTCGATATTCTCCGGCTCTATGTCTGCACGAAGCTGGCCTCTGTTCGGATAGAAGTCTTGGCCCCTTACGAGATTCAACAGTCGTCTGTCCTCGTAATACTGGCCGCCAACCTTCTTACTCTTTGGAACACTTATCGTATAGATACTATACAGACGTTCAATAACCACGTTGCCATCTGCGCTTGTAATATGATCGCCATTAGGCAGGTTCTTGATTTCATCCATACGGTTCTTGATGGGGACGGTAGAGCCTTTCAACTGGCTTGGTTCCCAGTGCTGGCCCATCAAGATACCATCATGCACATTTCCGTCGATGTCAGTATAGGTAACAAGCTGTCCTGGCACCTTACCGTCTTGACCTGCATCTGCAAAGGCTTGTAGGATATTACCCGTCATGATAAAGCCGTGCTTGCGGGTCTCGTTTGATACCTGACTATCCCAATTGCTTAACGTTACCTCATGGGCTGCATCCCAGTTCTGTTCGGTATGGTTCTTAATGCGTGCAAGAGCACCCCAATCGCTCAGTTTAACCTCAATCTTTCTGCGTCCGTCGAGGGTGCAGAATACTGCTAGCGAAGTACTTGGTGTGATGCCATCATCCTTAGCCTTGAATCCACAGAATATAGCGGGACTTGCACCAAAGAACGTGTCGGTAGTCAAATCGTCAGGTACAAGATATGAATCACCTACCTCGAAGTCGCGCAAAGGCTTCTCGATACGTTCACGGCTGGCCTCAATTTTGTTTACCATATTATTATGGGTCTCTTCTACGGCCTGCATTCGGTCGCCCTTATACTTCTCGATAGCTTCTTTCTTCTGCTCTGGAGTACGCTTTGAGTTGTTAATCTTCTCGGTCTGCTCCTTGATGGCTTCTTCTGCCTTGGCTTTAGCTTCTTCATAACGGGCATCCTCCTTATCCATCTTGGCTTGATACTCCTTCTCCACAATGTCGAGTATCTGACGAACTCTTGGAGTCATGCGCTGGTTGAGCATCTTTTCCTGCGAGGCTGTCTTGGCCTGTACCTTCGGAGCGTCAACTTCTGGATTCAGCTGGTCTATCACCTTACCAACCTCTGCAGCCTTCATGGGCTTTTTGAGCACGTCCATTTCCACCCATTCCACGTAGGCATGACCTGCAAACGGATTGTCACCTGTTGGGTCTGCACCCTCGGAAGAGATTTGTTTCTCGATGGTTCTTGCACGGAGCGGAAGAACGGAAATCTTCAAGTCGTTACTGCCAGTATCATTGAGATACTTGATAAGTTCGGTATAACGACGTACCACGTCATTGTAAAAGGCATCCTGCTCCTTTGTAGGCAGCAGAGCAACATAACCAGTTATTTTGCGTGCATCATCCTCGGATGGCGTATAGCTGTCAAGTTCTGCGGCACTGACTCTTGCCTTGTCTTTCTTCAAAGGCTCGCCCATCTTTATATAGACGTCTGGATTGTCTCTCAGATACTCAACTACAACCTGACTACCATACTTATTCAGCAGGTCTGGAGCCTCAACGTCGTTGCTCTCACTCTCCTGCGAGGTCGTTGTATTTGCATTCAGCGACTTCAACTTGGTAGAAAGCATCATCAGGAAACGTCCCTCTGCAGGCACTGGCAATCCAAGATTGATATAATAGCCTCGTGCCACCTGTCCTGTGCGATCAATACGGCCAATCATCTGCATATAGTCGTTGATGTCTGCCAACGGCTGGGCGATAATCATGGTACGCTGTCTCTGGTCACTGAACTTCTCAGAAGCGTGTAAAGAAATACCCGTTGAGGCTGACTTATTCAGAATCAGCACATCAAGAGCGCCACTATTGAAGTCGCGGGCAAGCTTCTTCTTATCCTTGTCGGTACGACGCTGCACCTTATACTCGCCAGTCTTTTCGTCGAGTACGGCCATTTCGTTACGACCTGTCAACTCACCAACCTTATAGCCCTTGGCCTGCAGCTTCATGGTGATAGCATCCAACGGACTGATAAAGATTCCGCTTGTAGACTCTCGAATCAAATCTTCTACGGCATGGTAGGCGGCTTCGCCTTCGGGGCCAAGCTGTGACGGCTTTAACTCCAACTGCTGCTCTTTACCATCTTCATCTTTGACGGTATAGCGGAGCACACCACGCAAGCCTTTCAACAACGATGCGGCAAAGGTGGTGTCTTCTATCACCTCGCCAGGGGCATACTCACTCAAAAGACTGCCCATTGTGTTTTCAAGTGCGATTACGGGGTGCCTGCCTGCCTCTATCTCCTTAACCACCTCGTCAACGATGGCATCTACTTTCAATGCCAACATCAACTGCTTGGTATAGTTGTAGGTCTTGCTAGCAAAAGGCACATTGCTGATACCTAAATCCTCAGTGCCCTGACGCATACCTGCAGAGGCTGCTACGTCGGCAAGGTCGTGGCTAAGTCGATCAAGATAACTGCTCACCCAATTCTTCTGGAAGTCGATAATGGCATTGAAAGCCTCAATGGTACTGTCGTAATTCTGACGTGCCTTCTTAACAGTCTCTGGGTCATCAACGGTTTTCCAGTCGGTCTTAACATCGCTCATGTCACGCTCACGGCGTACCATCTGACCAGCCTGCGTTAAAGCACGGCTCATAATCTCCTGCAAGGTTACACCACCGTTCTCAATAATCTTAATCAGCTCTTCTGCCTTAACTTTGGCTTTGCTCATGGCGGTACGGAGTGCGTACATCGGCATGGTGTCTGGTCGCTTAGCAAAGGTCGCAGAGGCGAATGTCACGGCCTTGGCGGTCTTTAAAATGCTCTGGAAGTAGAATCCCGTGTTGCTCTTACCTGCGGCGGTATGCGATTCATCCAAGAACATATAATTATCCTTGGCAAGCGCACGGAGGAAAGAAGCCTTTGGCGTGGCCTTGGGCTTATCATCCTTCTTCTTTTTCTTCTGGAATCGCTCGCCACTCTTCTTGGCTGCTTCCTTGGCTTCATCTTGGCTGATTTGGTCGCCAGTGTTCACCTGCGAGTAGGTCAATACTGCAAAGTCATAGCCTGCTGGCAACTCATGCCCTGCAAACACCTTGGCTTGTGTGGATGCTGATAGCGGCTTGTGTACCACAACACCGTTGTTATCTACCATAGCACCATCGCTGTTGAAGATGAACGGACGCAACTCTCCACTGCCAATATCTACCAAGTCGCGGTAAATATCTGAGAAGAGGTCGGCTTTCTGAGTAATAAAGACTGGCTTCTTGCCTTGTCTGCAAGCCCAACGGATGAGTGCAGCCATTTGTCGGCCTTTACCTACACCCGTCTGGTCACCGATAATCATACCTTGCCCATGCTTCATCTGATAGATAGCCATAGCAACCGAATCTACTTGCTCGGCTGCAAGGGCATTGTGCATTTCCTCGATACTGTCATAACCAAGTTCTCTTGTTACGAAAGCGTCGATATTGCCGTGCTCTTTCTCTATCTTGGTGAGCATCTTATCCATAGCCTCAACCATAGCGGCTGGGGCTACAGATTCCAGACTATAGGCGGTATTGTGTGGGCGGTAGCTTAACTTGTCTGTGTCAAGCTCACGTTTCTCTTCTACTTTTGGCTTTACAGGTTCGGCTGGAGCCTGCTCAATATTAGATTTTGGAGTCTCTTTCGGATTTTCAGGAGTGTTTAATCCCACTCCACTGTTGGTAGTTCTGCTTCCTTGAACGTCTGCAGATCCATTCCGTCCATTATCGCTAACGCTTCCACTCTCTCCACTGGTTCCAGTTTGAGATTGAGGCTCGGATGTAGTTTCTTGACTGTCAAATAGTCCTGGAATTCTGGGCTGTTGTACTCCCACTGAGCCGCGTCTACCACGTTGCGGAGTTTCTTCACTGGCAGTTTCTTGGCTTCCTCTATTGCTTCCTCTGGACTCAGACCGTCTTCCATCAGACTCATTCTGACGAGGTTGCCCACTACGTCCGCTTCGGTCAGTGTTCCCGGATGCGTCGTTATTGTCAGGCAGTGCAATGCCTGTGGAGGTGCGTAATACTTCATTTCCATTTGTCTTCTTATTATTGTTCTTTATTTCTTCTGCTATGTCGTACAATTCATCGAAGGTAGTAGCCTTCTTCGGGGCGTTACTTTGTGTCGGAGGATAGACCTTGCTCTGTGCCCGCTCTTCCTCGCTGCGTCGCCCGTCAATCAGAATCATGCGGGTGGGGTAGGTGGTTCCCTGACGAGAGTAGAGCTTACCGTCCATGTCTATCACGCCCTTCACGTTGTAGTGGTCGTACAGGTAGGTGAAGAATGCCTTCTGACTCTTGATGCTGCCATTAGGCGCATACTCCATGTTACCACCGATGATGATTGCGGCCTTGCCGTTGTCCTTCATCATAGAGAGCGCATTGAGGGCAATCTGCTCTGCCAGTCCGCTGATTTCCTTACCGTCGTACTCCTTGGCCGGGGCACTTCCAAATGGCGGGTTGGCAATGATGGCATCATACTGCTCATCACCCTCAAACGGCTGTGTGGCATCCTGATTTGTAACCTCTTTGAAGTTTTGCCCTCTTAGATTCTCAAGCCTTGTGCCATCAAGCTCGTTCGCGTGGATGGTTCTGCCTGGCAGTCCAATAACAAGCATACCGTTGCCTGCTGTCGGCTCCAAAACGCTTTTCGCGCCCTCAACCATCATGTCTGCCACGTATGCCATCGGCATGGGAGTGGAGTACTGCTGCATCTTGATACGGTTGCTGCTACGCTGGCTGATGGTGGGCTGCATTTCATACAGCTTGCAAATTTTCTCAAATTCCTTGCGGTCAAGCTTATCGCCCCACTCACTCTTTATGATTCGTCTGGCGGTCTTTACGAGCGCATCTTCAACAAGTTCTTGAATGAGAATATCGTCACGTCCTTCGTTATCCACCTCCATACCTTTCTCGGCTGCAAGCTTGCGGAGGTCTGTAATACTCTTGAACGGCTTCTCATCTCTTTGTAGAGCGGCATGCATGACATTGCTGACTGCAAGAACGAACTCCTTACGCGCTGCATGCTGCTCTTCCGAAACGCTTTCCTGCTGCGAAGATACAACATTTTCCGGCTCGTTGTTTTTCTGTTTGTTAACGTTAACAGTCGTGTCCGTACCCTTATTCTTCTTTAACTTTTCAGCGTGTTCGCGCAGTCGCAAACGCTCACCATCTACGGTGTACTTCTGCTCCCAAACCTCACTGACGAAGCTGTCAATCAGGCTTTCATCCCAACCAAGGGTTTCGCTGAGTTTCTTGCCGATGGTAGCGGCCATCTGTCGGCTCCATGCCTGGGCATCGTGAATGCCGCTCTTGATATAGGCATAGCCCACCTTCGAGGCAAGCCGCAACAGGTCTTTGAGGAACATTCGCTGCTCGGCATTCGTCAGGGTAAGGGCATCCAGCAGACTGGCCTGAGCACGGTTATTCCCCTCCAGGCCCTTATGCAGGAACTTATTCCACACACTGCTGCCCTTCGCACCGTCCAGGAAGTCATTGAACTCCTTCAGTGCATCGTCAATATCCTGCTGGTCTTGCGTCTTCTGTGCATCTCTTTCTTCTTTCTTCTCTTCTTCCTTTTCTTTTCCTTCTTTTTTCTGCCCATCTCTGAAAGAAGAAGCCGCCTGCTCAATAGCTGCCATCGGGTCTACAGCCGTAATGCCAGCAGCTTCTCCCGCAGATAAACCAGGGCTAACCTTGACACCGTCCTTCTTATCAAGTTTCTTGGAGATGTATTCATAAACATCAGGTAAGTAAGCATCACAACCCTTTGCGAGTGCGCCAGCCTGTTCCTTAAACTCAGAAACAAACTTTTCATACGTCATGCTTTCCTGTTCCTCCGCAGGTACGCCAAACTGGAAAATAGGAACTTTCAGATATGCGCTGTTGTATGCACTAATCGCATAATCCTTAATGACGGAGCGAACAGACCTTGGAGCGGATGCAAGACTTTCTATTTCATCTAAATCGAAAGTTTTTTCGCTTTTTCCTTGGCCGTTTGAAGGTTTCTTCGTGTCTTCAGCGTCGGCTTTCTTCTGTGCTCTCTCATAAATCCCGTCATAATAGAACCGCGAGATCGCACTGTCATCCTCACCACGAAGGAAGTCGATAGCATTCAGCTTCTCATCCTCCGTAGCCTCCTCGTCAGCCATAATCTGCTCCTCTGTCAGCGGATGGCTGGCAAGATATTCTTCACGGCTCTGCGGCTGTCCAGCCACCGTGCCCGTAGCGTCAGCTGCGGGTGTAAAGCTCGTCTGCCGCCTTTCATTATCCAGCGCACCTCTCACACGGCTGTTACGCTCAGCGTCCGACTGCAGCTCATCCAATCTCTTTTGGGCATCCTGCAAGGACCTGCGCTCAGCAGCAGTACGGCGCTCGACGCCATCAGCTGTCCGGTCTGTGCCGCCCATATCGTCAAACGAGAATAGCTGTCCGTCCTCCTGGAAGGCCTCGTCATCGGAGAACATGTCCGTAGCACGCTCACTCTCACGCTCCTGTGCTCTACGCAGGTCGCTTGCGGCCTTGTCACGAGCCTTGACAGCTGCAGCAATCTCCTGCTGCAGCTGCGCCTCCACATCAGCTATAATCTGCCGCTCCTTCTCGTTGCGAGGCTGCAGATAAGGGTCTACAGTGCCCGAAGGTTTGCCCTTCGGGACAACGCCGTCTACTGGTTCAGCGCTTCCTTGGCCTTCTGTGCCAGTTGCTCCCGCTTCTGTAGGTCGCGCTCCGCCTTCTCCTTGTGGAGTTTCTGTCTCAGTTGGTTCCAAGTTAGAATCCCGCAGCGGTTCGCCGCTTCTATCCGTCTCTGTTTCTCTTTCTCGTCCATTGTATTCTGTTTTGAATTGTTCAAGTTTCTCTCTTAACGTCTCTGGTGTGACTGCCCCTGAGAATATATTGAGAGTGTTATCCACTTCGTCATAAACGACTCCTGTTCCCATAGCGTAGTTCTGCAAAGAGACTACCGCATCTTCGTCTACGAAAGCACCGCCATACGCCTGTGATGCCAAATCTATCCAATCGCTATCGGTCATTTGGCTGGTATCTACCATCCTGATGGCAGGCATACCGCCATCCTGCGACGCTTCATTGATGACCTGCCACAGAGCGGATAATGGGTTGTCGGGAATATCCTCTCCTGTAGGCGTGGCGAACGGCAGACATGCCTCTATACCAGCCATCTCCTCGTCAGTCAGCGGGGCAACAGCTACAGCGGAACCATCCTCTATTGCCTCTTGCTCCATCTGCTGCTGGGCTTCCATCGTTGCGCGAGCTGCCCGTTCCCTGGCGTTTAAGGCATAGTCCACAACATCGCTCTTGCTCTTTGCTGACTGCAACAGTTCAAGCAAAGCACGCTTAATCTCGGTGTCGTCCCAACGCTTCTCGCCATTGACGGTATTCTCAGGGCTCTCCCACACCATGTGGACAAACTCGTCAACACCCATGCCATCGCCCTTCTTAGCCAGCAGGGTCTCTATATACTTGGTGTCACCACCAATCTTACGAGTCCAGCCAAGCTCTTTCTGAAGCCCGCGCTTGCCGTTCACATCATCCCATGCGAGGTTACGTTTCCGGCCTACCCACATAGAGACAAGCTCGTACACATCGTCCGCCTTCGTGAAATCATCATCAAACAGCTCTCCCAGCTCAGCTTTCAAGGCCTTGATACGCTCCTGCTTCTGTTCCTCTGCATTGGGCTGCCTCCGTCCGGCACCCTGCACAGCCATGGTTGTAGTGCCCGGTGCATTGGCACCGGCCTCGCTTCCTGCCTGCGAAGATACAACATTTCCTCCACTTACAGGTTGTTCTGGCTGATTATTTACGTTTTCTTCACCTTTCGCCCCCTCTTCTTCCG